TATAGTTTCTACAAAACTTTTTTCTTCTGCTGCAGCCGCGGCTGCTACTGCTTCTGGTGTGCCCTCTTCTGGTGCGCCTGGTGCGCCTTCAATAGGTTTTGGCATATTATTCCTCCTGTTTTGGTAGTTCTACTCTAATAATTGTTTCTCTATCCATATGTTGTCTAAGACTCAAATACATAAGTCTCTTAGCCTCGCGTTGTAAAAGCATATCTTTGTTTAGCCCATCAAGTGTCGGGTGGGTAAGCGGGGAGAGAAAGCTACTTTCGTGCAATATAAACCTAAGCACATTAATTCCAGCACTGTTCTTTGACATGAGAGTAAGAGAACTTCTCATCTTACTGGTAAAAGCTTTCATTTTCTTTTCATTCGCTTTTTCATCTACCTTTATCTGTTCCTTGCGAAGTAGATGCTCTTCTTGTTTTTTCATATCTTACCCTCCAGCCGATATATTTTTTGCAGTTTCCACATCTTTAAGCGTACCCGCTTGTTCTTTTTGCATAGCTACCTGGGTTTCAGCAGCTCTGGCTTTTGCTATATTTTCCCTAATTTTTTTAGCCTCGTCATTCGATCTTAATAGATCTAACGGAGCTCCAGTCAACTCTTGCGAATACTCAAGAAATTTATCAGTATTTAATTTATGTATCGACATCTCATCTACAGCAGCCATTTGCATGGCATTGTTAGCTGTTGTTATTACCCCTCTGTATTCCTCTTCTCTCATTACATGAGCAGCAGGAGATATGTAATCTATATCATATATCTTCTTGCCATTCGCTATCGCTCGGGCAATCGCTTCTGGTATTATAAGAGGTTCAATACCTTCAGCTCTTAAAAGATTAGCTGTTGCTTTATCCCCTTCTGTAATGCCTAAAAGACCCATATCAAATAATATATTATATGATCTTATAATAAGAGGATTAAGTGTCTCGGCTGTCTTCCTAGCATAGATCGAAGAAAGCGCATCCCCTCTAATCTGATATCTCATCTCGGCTTCGCCAAGAGTCATCCTGGATTTATTATTTAAGTCATATAATTTATCTATTAAGAAATGCTGAGTAATCTCTGCACTTGTTGATTCGATCATCGTTGCTAGACTTTGCAGTTCTCCTACAGTTTGCACTTCGCCGATAGGTGGTTGCCCAGGGGCTCTTCCAAAAGAATTAAAAACCGAAAGCCCCCGAGCAGATGTATCTACCGTACCTGCGCCCAAAGATCCGTCGTCCATAACATATAAAGGCGGTTCAGCTTTTTTCTCTGCGCATATCAAAAAGATTTCTTTAAGTGCATTTATCTGCATTATAGCAGGAAGAGCATCCATACCTGGACTTCTCCCATACTCTTCATTTGCTAATTTATACCAACGGCTGATACGAACAGGTAATTCTGTATACCCACTCTCTCTTAATATTTTAGGAGTGCCCTCAAAAGTAAAATGATAAGAAGCAAAGGGCATGCCTTTGTCGCTACCGTCTGACTGATCTTTCTCAAGACGAGGCTCGATGGCTATACAAACTTTAATTCTATCATTATGTTTAGTCACATCTTTGTATAACTCTTTTAAATCTTCGGGAAGATTCTCCTCCCCATATTCTTCGGCTAATGCTCTTAGTGGAATTGAATCATCATAATAAACAGTATCAACAAATCCGTCAGGACCTTCAGCTATTATTACAGACTGTATACTCCAACTTTTAAATATAAGAGGATTTTGGTAGTCGCCTTTAAATTCAGCAATACCACTTGTGCCAAAAGCTCCTTCTTCTCGAAGCGACTCATCAAACGCAGTTTCAAATCCAGCTTTAGGACTTTCCATAGCATCGGCAAGTATTTCATTTTGTCTCATATAAAAATCTTGATGTGCTTTTGTATCCTCTATATGCTTGGGCCTACGAAGTCTAAAAGTCTTATTCCCACTTTTCCAAAGGGCTCCCATAATAGCCGAAGCCATAGCCCCGTTAGCACGTATAGCCGTCGAGTCATTTATCATCCCATCATTAAGAAAAGCTCCGGGAGATACTGTCTGTTGGAACTGTTGCTTTCTTGTATATATGTATTTACCCAAAATTTCAAAAGGATACTCCCACGGTTGTTTACGAGTTTTAAGTGTTTCGCGTTTTGCTTTCAATTCTTTTATAGTTGGCATTTTATGTCTCCTTGTTTAGACTACTCGAGCTTTCTTTTCACAAAAAGCAAGAAAACAAATAATCAATAACATATTCTGTGTCAAACGATCTGGAAAAGCAAACATCATGTTGATTCCTATGCAGACCAAACCCGAAATAAGAATATAGGCCTTAATTCTATAAAGCCTCCTGAACAGATTAATAGCATACGCCGACAATCCCCCGAAACCTATCAGCCCTATTTCCCACAACCACTGGAGATACGCACAATGGGCTTGAGGGAATGGGTTAAGGTCGTGTTTAAATATTGGAAATAGGGGTAAAAAAGTATCCATACCTCTCCCAAAAAATATTGACTTCCAGGCTATGGGGCCACTAAGAGGCAAAACAAATTTCCCGGAAGTGTCCATGAGCCAAGTTCTTATAATATCTATCCACACTGGGATTCTTCCTACCGTGAAAGCTATCTGAACAGAACTGTTGTCCCAAACTAAATACCCAGCACCTATAACAAGAGTTAGACCCGCTGTCCAGAGGCTCCTCTTCGGATAGTTCAAAAAAAAGTATACTGCTGCCCCGCATATAATCGCGAGGCCGAAAGAAGACGACTGTGACACTACTGCCAAAATTGCTATTGGCACTATGTACCATTTATTTTTGTAAACTAATAGCGGGGCCAATATGGCTAAGTGAGAAGAAAATCTCATGTACTGCATGATCGTGCCTAAGAATACTGATTCAGGTCTATCAAAGTTCATAAGAGTATCTACACCGCATAACTGCATAATACCAAAACATACTTGTACCCAAAATACAGCTTGTACCATGTCGAGTATAATCTTCTGGTCACATACTTTAAATATAAGAAAAAAATACATGCTTAAAACTACCAGTATATATGCATTAAAAGATAAGTAGGGTACCAAACTAATAAAACAACTCAGCCATAAATAAACTGTTAGAAACTTAAATGACAAGGGCATGTCTCTTGATAGAAGAAAAAACCCCAATAATGCCGAAGCCACAACAATATAAAGCCACCCAAAGCTATTAACGATGAGTGGTATATCGTAATTAATATGTGGCGCTACAGCTAAAAGCCCTAGACATAGCGCCGTGGCATATGACAATATTTTTTTCATAGCTATGCTACTGTAACACTGGTTGTGCTTATTACCACCCAGCCGAGTGTATCATTAAAATACATAAGCGTTGCACTATCCAAAACAGTATCAAAAGTCAGCGTAGTAAATCCAGTAGCTGTAACCGGCGTTATAACCAGATCCCCAGAACCCTCTGGCCCTATTATGCTAATAACTAAGACTTGCCCAGCCTTTGCATCCGCTAATCTTATTCCTCCGTCAGTTTCATCTAGCCCGCCCGTGCTACCAATAATCTTTAATATAACCGAGTATGGAACATTCGTTTCTGCTATTTCGGTAGAAGAAGATTGTAAGGTTAAAACAGCATTTACCCTTCCGTTAGTAAGTAATGTAGATTGAAAAGTTAAATCCCCAGATATTACCGGATTAGCTGCGTCCATGGTCTTACCTGCTTTAGCAGACTCATCATACACTAAAAATAAATCATCTGACGCTGCTTCGGTAAGTGTTTCCATTTCTCCTAAACGCTTATACGCAAAATCATAATCATCTGCAACCGCAAATGGCCCCACCACAGAAAACATAAATGCTATCACAAATAACACCGACAAAAATTTTCTAAACATCATTTTGGTTCCTCCTGTTTTTACGTACCCATCAAACGAGAACTCCCACGGCTCCCTGTTCCTAAAGTCCCGCTTGGGGACGTGTAATATAATCCTTCTCTAAACATTTTTCTTGAAGCACTTTTACCTGCTTCGGCTTCTGTAAGCTTCGCCTCTTCAGCTGCCTTTTGTTTCTTTGCTACGCGTTCAGCTTCTTCGTTTGCAGATTTTTGCGCTTTAGAGGCGGTGTTAGACTCCGAAACCGAATAGACTCCTCCGGCTACTACAGCTGCTATAGCCCATCCCGTGATTGCATAACTCATTCTAATCCTCCCGCTTTTTTAAATATTTTATGTATGCTTTTTCAACCTCTAGGGGGAGATGCGAAGATTTGATTATCTCATTCTTCTCATCTTGTTCAGCATTTTTCACCGCGGCTTCTACCGCTAAAGCTCCAACTAATATAAGACTATCTATATCTTTCTCAAAACCTTCGACAACTAATTCTATCCATATCTCAAAATCTCTTATCTCTTGTTTGGTATATCCACGCGACCGAGAAAAGGCTTTCCAATTTCTTGAAGTATAAAGCTCTTGTTGTTCTTTTGTCCAATCACTCCAAAAACCATATTTTTCTGCCGCTACAACTATCTTTGTTTGCTTTATAATTCTTTCCGCAAAAGTGCACGCTAAAATTTGATCACACTCTTCGTATGTTTTTGCTATAACTTTTTCTTCAAGCTCTTTAGGGTCGGTTCCTTCCACCGCGTGAACTGTAACCCATAGGCTATTCGTGTGGGCATATACTACTCGCTTTGTTCCGGGTTCTGTCAGTCCCTGAAACGGGGCCTTAACTCTTACAATTCCTTTCTCAGATAAAATACTTACTTCACCCTCCATAATAAAAAAAGGATGTCGGGTCTTGTGTATCTTAGTCACAAAAATATGTCCGCCATGCGCTTTCATCTTGCGCAAGTACCCACCATCAAAAAACTCATGTGTGATTAAATCTTCCCGGTCGCCGGGGTAACTCCCGGGCTTTGCAATAATTTGTTTTTCTAAGTCAAGAATAGCATCACGATATTGATGCTTTGTTAAATTACCCTCGGCTATAATAGTTAATTGTTTTTTCATATAAGGTAAATATACACTAAAAACTATGTTAAGTCAACTTTGGCTTTATATATTTTTTTCTTTGTCTCTCCGGTGCGGTTAAAATCTCTCACCGTTGATGAAGGACTTGAAGCTCTCCGAAAATCAAGTTCGTTTCTTTTTATTCTATTTCGCACTGCTCGTGAAGCTACGGGAAAAGCAAAAGTCAACATCAACGCATCAAAAACATCTGGACTTCTTCCGAAGTTTTTAATAATGTCTTCTTTGAGGGGGAGTGCCAAAAGTCCTCTCGAACCTTTCTGCGCTAGCGGGGGTACTGCCAACATGTCCATATGAAACTCATCATCATCGGGAATATTCACACTTCCCTCTGTAAACCATGTCAGCACACTATCTGCCATCTCCGCACGTTTATTCTGGTGCACCCCTTCAGTAAGAAGGGTCTTCGTAGCCCCAAAATGTACTCCAGTCACATACTCACCATAGGACAGTTCCCTAAGCCGGTCTATAGTCCCATATCCGTACCCAGTATCTACAAAACACTTTAACGCCTGGTACCTGTCAATTAGGGTGCCAAGTATACCAGCTAATGTCATCTCATCCATGGTATCATATTTGAGCCACTTAATAATTTCTCGTCCGCGTCTTATAACTACAACAGTCCTATCTTTGCTTCTCGCAGGATCACACCCAATAATAACAGGAGCCGAAACATCGTGAATGCTGCAGGACCGAGCAGCAGCTACTTGCTCAGCGGAAAGTAGTGTAACACCACTAACAACAAAAGCTTCTTGTACAGAACAAGGGTACTCTTGCTTAAACTTCCATACATCACCTCGGAAAGTATCTATAATCTTACGTCTTCGCCAATACATCTGATCATTAGTGAGGGAATACAGTTCAGCTATTACTTCCTCTTCGGCGGTTAATTCAAAGTCACTGGGGGCTATTTTGGAATATTCATCTGCCCAAAACCAAGGAACGAAGATGGTTATGAAGTCTCCTTCAGGGTTTTCCCCTATCCCGGCTATTGCCATTTGATGAAACATATTGCCCACACCATTGGCAGTGGATTCAAATATAATCTCTGTGCCTGGGGCATCGGGAATAGATTGAAGAATACCTGTAGTAATTTCGTTTGTGTTCTCAAAGAAGGCCACTTCAGATCCATGGAAAAGTTGGAGTGTAAGCCCACGGCCAATTTGCGCGCTTCCCGCAGTTCCTACTGAGTACCCGGAGTTGATACCTTTAAAAACCATTCTCTTCTCATTTGAAGTATCAATTCCCGGGCGGAT